TATTTCGAGATGACTTCTCCAAGCCCCTTCCCTTCGTCAACGGCAAACTGGAAATCATGATTGCCCGGGCCACCATGTACTTTTTGGGCAACGGCTTCCATCCCTTTGAAATCCGCACCACCCTGTCCAACGGGCATGTCCTGACCCCGGCCACCGGCCACATTTCAGTCTATCTGGTCGAATAGCCTGCGGTGTATCTCCAGTAGGAGGTGCGCTGATGAGCTGGCAAACAGAAATGGGAACCCTCTTGAGGGTTCTGCTGAACGACTTCACGGTTCCGTACCAGTTTTCGGACCAAAGGGTCTATCAGACGATCTGTGCCGCCGCCCAGCTGGTGTTGAGCGAGTTGAATTTCCCCCTCGTTTACGAGGCCGATGTCCAGGCTCTGTCCATCACCCCCGACCCCACCGACCGTGACGAGGCCAGCCCCACAAGGGATGACAACTTCATCAACCTAGTCTGTCTCAAAGCTGCTTGCATCACCGAGCGCGGCGAGGCCCGGAACGCGGTACGACAGGGCATCTCCATCCGAGACGGCTCTTCGGCAATCGATCTTAGAGGCCCCCTCCAGGGACGTATCGCCCTGCTCAAGGAGGGCTACTGCAAGGCCTACGACGACGCCAAACTGGAATACAAGGCTGGCCGGGCCGGGGTCGTTGCTGGTGCCGCCATCCTCAGCCCCTTCCGCATCTTCGCCGGTTACGGCGATCAGAACTACTACCCGGTCCCCGAAGGTCGCCAGACATTCATCCGCTAAGGGAGGTCGCCATGAAGGGAACACCCACCTACATCATGATCGGCCTGATCGTCCTGATCATCGCCTGCTACGACCTCTTTGCCATCCTCGCCTGGGGCAGCGATTACACCTTCAGCACGGTCATTCTGGATTTGGCGCAACGAGAGCCTGTGGTGCCTTTGCTCGTCGGCGTTGTCCTAGGGCACCTTTTCTGGCCAATGAGAATCAAGGAGAAGAACTGACATGGCAATCGCATACCAACCCGGCGGCAACCCGATCAAGGACGGTTCGGCGGTCATTTGCGCCGTCCCCCAGAGCAATCCCTCCGGCCTGGTCACCACCCTCGACCGCCGCGCCAATGTCGTGGCTGACATCAACACCGGCAAAGTCGGCGTCTCGCTTGACCAGCGTTACCTGTCCTGGAACGAGGACAAGTTTGAGACTTTGCCCGTTGCGTCCGGAGATTACGCCACCGGCACCAATGCCGCCGCGGTCATCAATTTGCCGGCTGCCGGCCCGGGTCGCAACCATGTGATCACCGGCCTCACCTTTGGCTACAACGCCACCCCCGCCTCCGGCGCCATCGTCAAGATTGAAGACGGCTCCGGCAATGTGGTCTACAAGGCCCCCATCACTGGTGCTGGCTTTGAGTCGGTCAACTTCTATCCGCCCAAGGTCTGCTCCCCCAACACCGCCGTCATCATCACGCTGTCGGCAGGCGGGGCGGGCGTGACGGGCGACATCAACATCATCGGACGCCGGATCCAGTAATGGCCTACCTCTTTTCGATCGACCAGGAGATCCGCACGGTGGCTGAGCAAGCCATCACGGATCTCATCGATCAGTTGGGGAAGACCTGTCTCCTGGTTTATCCCCCGACTTGGGAACCGTGCGCCAACTGCTTGTTCGACGAGATTGGCAACAAGTCCTCCAATCATTGGCGCACGGGTGGCCCCCTCCCCTTCCCGAACGGTTCCGTTTGCCCATCCTGCAATGGTCAGGGATTGCATTCCAGAGAGATCACCAAATCGATCAAGCTGTTGGTCAGCACAGTTCCTGCAAGATTCTTGCAGAATATGCCAACAAGATATCAAGTGCCAGATGGAGTTATCACCACTAAGGGGATGATGGCTGACCTGGCAGATGTGCTCCAGACCCGCAAAATCATCGTTCAGAGTGATCTTTCCAACGCCCTTCGCCTGACCTACGAGATGTACGGCGAACCAGTCGATACCAACAATATCGCTCAGGGCAAGTTTTGGACGGCCACCTGGACGAGGATCGGGGCGTGATCGGTTTTGACATAAAGGTTAATCCGGAAGAGTTTGGGCCAGCACTCATGGAGCGTTGGGCAATCCGGATTAACTTTGCTCTTTCTAGGGCCGCAAAAAATGCCCGGAATGAATGCAGAAGAATTCTTCGCCAGTCCCTAAAAACCAGCAGAGAATATAAAGCCCTATTCATGGAAGTCCAATCGGCCCGAGAAATGGGCCTACAGGGTGAATTAGGTATTGAAGACCCCGAATCTACTGTTAATGCGATTATCGAGGCGGTAGTCGGTGCATTGAGGGTCGATGTGATTAAATCCACAGGCAAATATTATTTCGGCACCGTTTCTTCGTTAGGTGGCTTGCGTGTGGTTATCGTTCCTCAAGACTTGAAATTCTTATTAAATCTGGGTGAAGCCTCATACAGCAGCTACGGCGGTGAAGTTGAGTGGCTTTCCTGGTTATTGTACAGCGGAACAGAAGTAATCATTAGCGATTACTATGTAATGTACGGCCACAACAGCCCAGCTTCTAGAACCAACGATGCCATCATGGTGAAAAGCGGAGAATCCAAGAAAAACTTCCGAATTGCTCCCTTTTATGCTGGTACTGCTGGAAATAACTGGATCACTAGAGCAGGAGTAAGAGCGGAAGAGAGAATCAAGGAAATTCTTGTCCAGAAAATTAGGGACGCCTTGTCATGAGCAATTTAACGAGATTATCCGGCGTTAGCCAGTATGGCGATCCCCTTGTTAGCGACCTTCTGGAGTGGTCCTGCTACCAGTTCCTTGATTGGGGGCTTCTCAGCGTCGGCGCCTTCACTAATGTGACTTTCCCGTCCGGGACCTATCCATCCGGGGTGGGTTCGCACGGGGCCGAGCCATATGTCCTGAGGCCAGCGCGTGACCCGCGTTACACGGCAGGGACGGTCTGGGAGGGGTTTCGCTCCAATTGGGTCTACGAGTCCGGCGTCGACTACAACCGCCAACCGATACAGGTCAGCGGCATCTATGTTGGCGGCATCTTCCGGCCCAACACCAGCGTCGGGGTTTCTGGCTACCGGATCAATTATCCGGAGGGGCGAGTCGTTCTGAATACCCCCGTGCCGACCGGCACCCGGATCGCCTGCGAGTTTTCGTTCAAGAATGTCCGGCTGGATATGGACGAGGCCCAGTGGTTCAAGGCTGTGCAGTTTGACAGCTTCAATCCGGCGGACCCCCAGTTCAAGTCGCCAGCTGGCTCGGGCGCCTGGGACGTCCTGTCGGCCAACCGGGTTCAGCTGCCCGCCATCGTCATCGGAGCCGCTCCCCGCGTCGACATGGAAGGCCTGCAAATGGGCAATCTGTCGCGAATCCACAGTCAGGATGTTGTTTTCCACATCTTGGCCGAAACCAAGTTTGACCGGAAGCAGCTTCACGACATCATTGTTAATCAATGGCAACGCAGGATTGAGGGCATCGATAAGAAGAGACTAGCCAACGACAATCGTTTCCCTCTTACCTACGATGGCCAAATTAACCCGTCTGGCTACACCTACCCGCAAATGGTCGAACCAGCCGGATCCGGAGCCTATACTTGGCGCAAAATAACTTGGGAAGAAATAAAGTCTGCCGAGATGCCGTCCAAACCCCCTCTTTTTCGGGCTGTTGTCCGAGCTACTTTGTCTGTCGATCTACCCTAGCCGGTGTACTTGATTGCGGTAAGCCCATTGGGCCAATTCCCGAATCAAGGAGAACACCGTGGCAAACAATCGCGTATTCTACGCCATCACTGCTGTTGGAATCGGCCCACACAGTGGCGCTAATGCGGGCACCTACACCCGCGTTCGTGGCCTTCAGAGCGCAACCATCACCACCAACTACAATCTGGAAGCTGCCTACGAACTGGGTATGCTCTCCCTGTACCAGAACATCGAAGGCGTGCCGGAAATCGAAGTCCAGCTCGAGCGCGTTCTGGACGGCACCCCGCTGATGTTCGACCTGGCCACCTCCGGCCGCGTCAACAACACCCTCATCGGCCGCGCCAACTCCCGCTGCAACTTGGTGCTGTCGGTCCACGCCGACACCGCCGTGTCCGCCAGCGGCACGCCTGTCGCCCAGTGTCTGGTGTCCGGCGCCTACGCCTCGGCCATCAGCTTCAAGAGCGCGATGGACGGCAATGCCACCGAGTCGATGACCGTGGTGGGCAACAACAAGATCTGGGCTTCCGGCGGCGGCTACTGGACCCCCAACGCCCCGGCTTCTGAGGCCCCCACCGCCGCTTCCGGCATCGTGCGTCGGCAACACGTCCTCATGGACGACTGCATCTTCCCCAAGGTGATCCCCGGCGTCAACAGCGGCACCGGCAAGCTGACCGACATCCCCGGCAGCGGCTACAGCGCCCACATCCAGTCTGTCAGCATCAACTGCAACCTGGGTCGTGAGCAGCTGATGGAGCTGGGCCGCAAGGGTCCCTTCTTCCGCTATGTCAAGTTCCCCGTGGAAGTGACTGCGGAATTTGAGGTCCTGACCCAATCCGGCGACTTCGCCCAGGCCAATGACGGCAATGCCGACCAGCTGAACGACGAGTCGATCCACATCTTCTTCGCCGACGGCACCGACATCGACCTCGGCGACAAGTGCAAGCTGCAATCCGCCAACTACCAGGGTGGCGGAACCGACGGCGCCAACCGCACGGTGACCTACAGCTTCCGCACCTTCAACGACCTGACCGTGAACAAGGTCTAAGCCTTGCCCGGTTAGTAAGGAATGACGGAGGGGGGGCCGCAAGGCCCCCTCTTCTCTTTGGAGGACACCTTGGATTTTGACCTTCTGATCGCCCGTATCATTGCGGGCTGTCTGCGCTTCTCCGTTGACGGCAAGCGGTATCTGATCCGCCAGCCAGGCCGTCTCCGTCGTTATAAAGCCCAGCAGGTTTACCAAGAAGCCTTAACTGAAGCTTTGGAAGACGAACTTTACAGCGATAGTGAAATAGAAAATCTGTTGCGATCCAATGGACTCTGGGATGACGAGCGACAAAAACAGACGGCAACCTTAGACAAGGATATTGAAAAGCTCAAGGTCGGGTTGTTTAGGGCATTCTTCAAGTCCAAGGAACGAGATGTCATCCGGAAGGCACTTTCTGCCGCCAAACAGGAACTCGCCTCCCTTTACGCACAAAAAAACATTTATTCGCCGATGGGAGCAACCGGCTTTGCCCAGGTCGCCCGCACCCGCTATTTGGTTGGTAGCGGCTTGCTGAACGATAAAGGTAAGCGCGTCTGGAAAGATGATGAGTTTTACAAGGGTAATGATTCCCTGCTTGATGAGGCAGTTACTGCTTATTCGGAAGCTCAAATTTCAGATGTGGTCATGCGTGCTTTGGCTCGTTCCGATCAATGGCGTTCGGTATGGAACTGCAAGGATAATTGCCTGGATATATTTGGTCGGTGTGCCGTCGATTTGACCGAGGAGCAGCGCAATTTGCTGTCTTGGTCACAGTTGTACGACAGCATCGCCGAACACCCCAACCCACCGCACGATGACATCATACGGGATGATGACGCCTTTGATGGCTGGTTGGTTATCCAACGCAGGGAAAGAGAGCGTCAACGCAAGGAAGCGACTGCTGAAGGCATGCTTTCCGGTATGAATTTGCCTGAATCCGGCGAGATTTTCTTGATGGCAGAAACAGATGAAGATTTACAAAATATTGAATCTTTGAACAGCCCCCAGGCTGCTGCGATTAAAAGAGAGAGACTGGCGCACATCGCTAAAAAGGGCGAAGTCGAGGAGCAACACATGCCTGATTCCCGTCGGGAAATCATGCTAATGGCTCAACGGTCTTTGCCAGGCCAGTAAGGAGGATCAAGTGGATGCTTATAACCAGATAGAGGCTGCTGCGGACGCAGCCCGTCGTAATGAGGAAGAAGCCGCTAGGAATCACGAGCGCAATTCACGCGTTCGTCTCCAGAGGATTCTCTCCACGAAAATGCGAACCGCTTTCATTGGTGCCTTGAGTGCCGTGGAACAAAGTTTCGGCGAGTTGTGGGGCCACAACGCCACGCCGGAACAGCGGGAAGCAGCAAAGGAGAAATGGAAGCAGATTTGGGAAACCTGTCGCTCCTCAATCCTGAACAACGGCAACGCCCAGCTGCGTGCCGTCGAATCAGAATTGGCCCAATACACGGTTAGCTGGAACCGTTGTCAGAAGACCCTACCCGTGGAGGATGAATCGTGAGCGCCAACAAGAAAGTGGTTAAGGTTGAGATTGGTGGAAAAGAAGTCGAGCTGGCTGTTCTTCGCCCGAACGCCAAGGTTCGCCAGGATGCCCAGAAGGTCTACAACAAGGCTTTCCGGGATGCTGTTGAGTCCGGGGCTATTCTCCGGGCCAAGATTGAGTCGGTGATGCGTGAGCAAAAGCTCTGGGACGATGCCAAAGAGGCAGAACTCCGCAAGCTGCAAGGTCAAATCGCCGAAAAGGAACGCAAAATCCGCGGGGGTGGCATCAAGCTTTCGGAGGCCCGAGAAATGGCCATCCAGCTTCGCCGGGACCGTGGTGAACTTCGCGCCCTCAATTCCGAGCGGATGAGCCTGGACAACAACTCTTGCGAGGCTCAGGCCGACAACGCCCAGTTCAACTTCTTCGTGTCGGCGTGTACTGTCCACGCCAACGATGGGAAGCCCTATTTCAAGTCCTACGAGGACTACATGACCAAGGAGGATGACCCCGCCGTCGGCCCCGCCGCCAGCGCCCTAGCGAAGATCATCTACAACCTTGAGGACGACTACGAGAAGAAGCTGCCTGAAAACCAGTTCCTTCTCAAGTTCAAGTTTGCCGATGACAGTCTTCACCTCATCGACAAGCAGGGCCGGAAGATCGATGCCGATGGCCGACTCGTTGACGAAGAGGGCCGGTACATCAACGAAGCCGGGGAATATGTGGATAGGGAGGGGAACCGGGTGGACGCCGATGGCAACTATCTGGTGGATGAAAAGCCCTTCCTGGACGATGAAGGAAACCCGGTTTTGACCGAAGCTTCTACCTCCACCCCGGCTCCCGCCGCGGTGTAATTCCTGTTGAACCGGACAGGCTTTGCGGGCGGTGGTCTCTTCTCCTTCGTGAGGTGGGGCCGCCGCCCATTTATTTTGCGGGGTTAATATGGCATTTGATATCACAGGACAGCTAAATCTACGCCTCGCATCCGGGGCAATCCGCAATATCGCCAACGAAATTAACACGGGCCTTCGTGGCACAACCCGTGGCGTGTCCGTCCCTGTCCGGGCCGACATGAACAATATTCGGGCGGTAAAAGAGGCAATCAGCGGGGCCGGCACGGCCATGGACAAGTTTGCCCAGCAGTCCGGCTTAGCATTTAAGCGTTTTGCCGCCTTCAGTTCGGCAGCAGTACCTTTTATTGCGGTGGCATCTGGAATTCGCAGTGCCGTAACTCAAGCTATTGAATTTGACAGAGAAATGGTTCGTTTACGCCAAGTGAGCGTTGAATCGGCATCAGAGGTTGCCCAGGTTGGCCAGGAAGTTACTCGTTTAGCTACGGCTTACGGCGTTTCTAGCAAAGAACTCATCAAGATGGCGGTGACGTTGAAGCAAGCAGACTTCAACATTAATGAAACTAGGGATGCTCTTGAGGCCTTAGCAAAATCTGCCCTCGCCCCCAACTTTGACTCAATGGCTCAAACCGGCGAAGGTGCCATTGCGGTGATGAAGCAGTTTCAAATTCAGGCTGCCGACCTAGACAAGGCCATCGGCTCAATGAATGCGGTGGCCGGAGCTTTTGCGGTTGAAGCTGGCGACTTGATCGAAGCCGTCCGAAGGACGGGTGGTGCCTTTAAGGCAACCGGTGGCGATCTCAATCAGTTACTTGCCCTGTTTACCTCTGTTCGTCAAACAACTCGTGAATCAGCGGAATCCATCGCAACCGGCTTGCGAACTATCTTTACCCGCATCCAGCGCAACGATACCGTAAACGCCTTGAAAGAGTTTGGGGTTAACTTGCGGTTCACTCGCGAGGAGGCCATGAAGGCGGGAGACCTTGGTCTCACCAATCAATTCGTGGGCGCATACGAGGCTATCCGGCGACTTTCGTCTGCCCTGACCCAATTGCCAGAAGCAGACCCAAGGTATAGCGCCATCGTTGAAGATTTGGGCGGCTACCGACAAATCTCTAAAGTAATTCCTTTGATTCAGCAATGGTCAACCACCGAACGAGCTTTGATGGTGGCAGAAGCTGGGCGGGTGAGTTTGACCGTCAATGCTTCGCAAGCAACAGAATCCTACGCTAATCGCTTGACCAAACTTCAAGAAAGTTACCTTTCGCTCGGCCGCTCGTTGTTGGACAACAATTCTTTTAAAGTGGCTTTTTCGGGTTTTGAGTCTCTAGCCAAAGGCATGTTGATGGTTTTGGAGGCGGCAAAGCCACTCCTCCCCATGCTTACGGCAATGGCCTCCGCAAAAATAATCCAAAGCATTGCCCCAGTAGCAGCTAGGTTTTATCAGGGGGTAACTTACCACGACAAGGGTTCTCTGCTGGCTCGCAACCAGGGCGGTCCTGTCGGTTTTGCGTCCGGTGGTATGGTTCCTGGCGTCGGCGACAAGGACACCGTTCCTGCGTCCCTCCCGTCCGGCTCGTATGTAGTCCGTAAATCTGCCGTTCAAAAGTTTGGCGCAGAAAACCTTTCTAGGCTTGGCAATAAAGCAAATGTGATGCTGACACCTGGTGAGTATGTTTATACTCCTGACCAGGCTAAGAAAATCGGTGCCTCCAGCCTCAATCAGATTAATCGCAGCGGGAAATTGCCTGGTTATGCTTTGGGTGGATTTTTCGACTATTTGAAATCCTACCTCAGCTCCCCTTCGTTGCCGGATGCCAATCAGACGGCTGCCCGCCCAACGGTTCGCTTGATCGACCAGATTTTGAAGCAAGGCAAGGATCCAAACAAAGAAGCCAAATTCCAGCAGTATGCTAGTCGCCTACAGAAAGAGGCGTTCAAATCAGGTAATTTTGCCGATTTGGCAAAAGTTATTCCTAGTTTGGCTGACACAAAGGTTGAATATGGGGTCTCATCAAAACCTCTAAGTAAAGCATACGGGTTTGTTGACGCAAATGAACAAAAAAATAAAGTATATATAACATCTAATTTGAAAAATGCACCGAACCCTTTGAGTACTGTTGTTCATGAAATGGCGCATGTTGCAGACCTAGCGGCTGGCCGAAAAATAGCTGGCAAGAAAACAGGTCGCAACTTTCTGTCTAATCAAGAAGGAACAGAAACAAATACTATCATTAAAAAATTGGCTCCGTTGTTTGAAAAGGGCTTGATGGGAATGGAGCCTGACGAGTTTAAGAATACAGGCAAAAACAAACAAGACTATATAAAGTATAGACTTCAACCACATGAGATTTTGGCAAAATCCGTCCAAGCAATGTCTTTGGAGAATCCTCTGGATGCCTTTAAGGATATGCAGGGGGTGACCAAAAAAGAACAAGCACAGCTATTGGCTCTGGTCAAGGAGGTGGATCAGACTTTCCGCAAGGAAGTTGTCGAAAAAATGGGGGCCACCCAGCCAAAGGCTGACTCTGGGCCAACAAAGAAGGTTGAACAAGCCCGGAAGAAAGTTGCATCTGTTGGCAAACAAATTACGGAAGCAGTTAAAAAAGTAAAGGAGCCGGAATCAGACCCAGTACCTGTTGCGGTTGCTGAACCAGCTGCCCGGCCCATGACCAAGGCAGAGAGTCGTGAGTACCTCATACGGCGCAGGGCCGAAATGGACGCAAAGCGAGAAGCAGACGCCAAACGCGATGTCCGGCAGGCCATGCGTGATGAAGGAATTGCTCCCGTTCGTGGAAAACGCAAGAAAAAAGAAGGGCTTCCGGCCAAACCGGAAGTCATTGTAAAAGAACCGATTAGGGAAATTCTCAGTAACGAAAAGACGCCTGGCGGCACTTTTCCAGAAAACTCCCAAGGGTATTTGGCAGCCCATGCCATTACCGAAAGAATGAATCAGGGACGCGCAGAACGCCACAAAGCTGTTTTGCCCACAGGTATTGCTGCTAATGAATTGGCAACTGTTTCGATAAGTAAGGCTACTGACAAAATAACCGGCACCCGTGTTGCGCCTCCAGGCCTCACTAGGGAAGATCGTAAGCGTTATGAAGCTTATAACTCTAAGGTATATGCTGAATTAAAAGAAGCAAGGTATTGGGGATTTAATTCCGTCAAGGAATATCGAGATTTTAATGATTATTTTGGAAGGCTAGATGGCAGTGGACCTCCTGGCAAAGGCTCCATTCCTACTGATGGTGGTGGAAGTCCTCCTAGCCCTCCTACTCCTTCTGATCTGCCACCTAGTCCTCCTTCTCCACCCCCTCCACCGCCCCCTAAAAAAAGGCGTGGCTACGCTGCTTTCAAATCCGAAATGAAATACCGGGAACTCATCGAATCAGCGATGAAAACCGGCAATCAGATCGGAGCATACTCCACCGAAATGCCACAATTTTCGGGTGCGGAGTCAATTCAGTTCTTGGGTGAATTGCGTAAAGTCGGCGGTTATCGGCCTCAAATGTTGCAAGAGGCCATTGGACAGAATTTGCGAACCAACAATCCCGGAATGAATGAAAAGGGAGTTCAAAAGGTTGCTGCGATGCAGACAACCCGCATCATGAAAGCGGCCGAACAGGTTAGCCGTGCTCAGGAGCGCCTCAACCAAGTCAGTAATATTCGCACTCAGGCAACAAGTCGGGCCGGCGATATCGATCAATACATGCAGTTAAGCCGGAACATAAACCGACTTCAAAAGAGAGCTGACTTTGACCCCGAAGCAGTTGCCGAAGCAAAAAGATTAACGACAACCCGTCAGGAAATAGCCAAAAGGATTGCAGATAACGAAGGTATTGATTTCAAAGAACTGGGTAAGATTAGCAAATCCGGGCGTGTATCGTCTACAAAGTCGGCTCGTGACCTACTTAAAGGTTATCGTTCTGGCTATGAAAGCGATGCCCGCGGAGCAGCAGCCGAGGAAGTTCGTCAAAGAGCCATCCTTGAAAAAAATCAAGAGAAACTCCAAGGAATTGGCATATCTACTTCCACCGATGCCTCTGGCCAGGTTAAGGTCAATTTCCGTGGGGCTGAAGCTGCCTACGGCGCAGGCACTATCCCGCCACGAGCCAATCCTAATAAAAATACTCTTGGAAAAATACTAAATGACGAAATACAAAAAATGTACGATGTCATCGACCCTAAAGGTCGTGGCAAAAATGTAAGCGATGCCCAGAAAAAAGACATCTCCGAAAACGCCAAAAACAATGTCATGAAACGGTATGTAGACAGCGTAAGTCTACAAGTCCAACAACAAAATCAAATTAAAGATATAGAAACCGCTCGCTTTCTTACCACTCAAAAGTTTGAACACGCACTACGCAGCGGTGCGGAAATCGTTGTCAAAAATAACAGGTTGCTTGATGCCGAAGCCTTAAAGCAAGGTTACGGCGGTGGCCTAAAACAGAAGTTTTCAAATGCTTTAAATTCTACAAAAGGCGTATTGGGTAATGCTTTTTCTTCTCAATCTGGATTTTTGGGTGGTCAAGTAATTGCCAGTTATGTGTCGGACGCATTGTCAAATGTTGCTGGAAGTGCTGACAATGCCGCCGTCAACGGCAGAGAGGGTTCTTATAAAACCGCCAGAGTGCTTAGTGGTGGATTGTCTGGCCTTGTTACGGGCGCTCAGGTTGGGTCTGCTTTTGGTCCTCTCGGAGCTGGTATCGGTGCTGCGACAGGTGGCCTTTTTGGTCTTGTTAATTCCTTCAAAGAAGCTGCTCAAGAGATTTCTGAAGCTAAAATCGGACTAGCTCTCAAGAAAACAACCGATGCGCTTTCCAACTTTGCCAAAGGCACTTATGCCCTTACCCCTCAAAACTCTAAGACTATTGAGGGTAATTTTAACACAATTGATCGGGAAACTGCCGCAAAATCCGGAAGAAATACATCCTATCTTTTTGGTTTAGTTTCTGGGTCTCAGGAAAACTTCCAAACTGAATTAACAAAGAATATGCGGGAGGCAATGGCTGGTCAAGCCGCCTCCATGATGGACGCACTAACCAAATTAGTGCAGGAACAAGCCGTTCGTAATACTGGTAATGCAGACATTCAAGATACGGCTTCACTTCGCAAAGATTTTGAAGCCGCCCTTTCTCAAAATGGTGGTATTGGCTCTCGCTTGTTTTCAAGGGTAGCCACCGCCACGGAACAAGACCCTGAGATGTTCCGAAAAACCCTGTTTGATATGTTCCAAAAAACCAAAGAAAGTGAGGTTCTTAAACGCCGACAACAAACTTCCGAAACTGACATTAATCGTTCCGCTGCCACATTTGGCGGTTTGTCTTCTGCGGTTGAAGTTGCCACTCAACGATTAACACGGATGACTGCGTCCCTTAAAAATGTTTCCGACTTTATGGATGGCAGCACAACTCCGTTCTCTGGTTCTGGCTTAACAGAATCCCTCCAAAGACCACTTGGTTCCGACCGTGAAGATTTTATGGGGGCTGTTCGTTCTATTACAAAGACTGCTGGTGTAGCGGGTGGAGACGCAGAAAAGACTGCTGACGCTGTCACCGTTGCCGGACGTCTTTTGCCTGGCATCATAAACGCCGTGCGTTCTCAACCGGTCGCCAATTTGGCCACCGGAGCCGACATGAGCGTTCAAATCGGGGAAAACCTTCGCAAAGGTCTTGCTGCCCGCGGGGTCGATAATACTTCTGCGGCCATGGTTACAAACATGGTCTCTAGTCAGTTGGGGTCAGAAGATTTCAGTAAAATGCTTCGTGAAACCGGCCAGGATATGGGCAAGGTTATCCAGAAGCTCCTTGGCCCCATGGCCGAACCTCTTAAGCAATCTTTTACTGAAATCGCCAAGAACCTCGATGAGCGTGGCCGCATGTTTGCGGAAGGCTTGTCGGAACTCGCCAACAGGACACGCGCCACCGGAGAGTTGATGGACAAGGCCAATATGGCCGAAATGGCTTCGGTGCGTAATCGCATCCAGGTTGGACTCAAAAGGCGTTTGATTTCTGAAGACGCTGCTGACGCAGGTCTCTTCAACATGAATCAAGGCCTACAACAAGCAAGGCAGCAAAGGTTGACTGGTTTTGGCGGACCCGGTTCCGGAAATCCCCAATTTATTGCTAGTGCCATGGGTGGGGTGTTTGACGAAATTCGTCGAACGGAAGAGCAGATAGCCAAGGCAACAAAGGGTGGCAACATTGCCGAACAAAATGCGGCAATCACTCAACTGTCATCCCTTAAAACCAAAGCCGCCGAACTCGGCCAAGCCCTAAAGCATCTGACGGATGTTTCCGAAAGGACATCCCAAGCCCAGGAGAAACTTTCCAAAATTCAATCTGACCGTGAAGGCAGGCAGGCTCTTGGGCTTCGCTACGCCACGGCAAATACGGAAGGTCGAGCAGAAATAGCATCCTCATTCAGGTTGCTTGCGGCTGCTGCCCGCATGGGGACTGCGGCGACTTTCTCGACAAAACAACAAAATCAAATCTTTGGTCTGCTTTCTTCGTTGTCGCCCCAAATGAAATTGCCAGGTTTGGGTGGTATTAATGTCAAGGATTTGACCACTCAACTTATGAAAACAACTTTTGGGGGCGCATTTGACCTTGATCCTCAAACGGCAGCTCTTGAGCGCGCTTTGGATAATTTTGTTCAATCAAATTATGATGTTGCTGTTGAAGCATCACGCATTCAAGTTGAAATGCAACAAAAGTTGCAAGCAGACTTTTTCTCAAGACTTCAAGCTGGCCAGCAAACTTTTATCAATGAACTTTCCCGAGCAATGATGGAAAATCAAAAGCTCATGCGGGAAAGCCTTCAGATGCAGGCACAAAGTCGTCTGGAGGGCTTGGAGAAACAAGTTGGCCAGTCTTCCATGCTTGGTAAAATCGGAGTTGGAACCGATGATCAGTTCAAAGCCTTGAAAGATACTTTGAACGATCCAAAAAATAAGAGTATTGATGCTATTTTTGAGGCTGGAAAGAACCAACGAATTGTCCAAGGCAAAACCGATAAGGCATTAGGCAATACCAATAGTTTTGTTGATGATATTGTTGCTTTAGCAGGCAACGATTATGCTCGAGGGACTGCAAAAAGTGATGTCTCTGGCATCCTGATGAATAAGTTTGGTGACATGGGATTCACTTCTGCCGTTGACCAAAAAAAACTGCTTTCATTATTTTCGGAAAGCATGGATGCGAAAGCGGGATATCTTTCGACTCTTAGCGGCAACAAAGAGAATATTGCAGAAGCTTTCCGTTACGCAATTACCACATACCAGAAAGAATCCAACGAACGAACAAATTCAAATATTTTTCAAGCCGGAAAAGATTTGCGCAATCAAGGCACCATCGATAACAAAATCATTGATAATCTTATTAAAGCCGCAAAGGAAGAAGGAGACAACATCACCGTCAAAACATTGCGCGAATCTGTTTCTGCTGTCGGAAACACGAACAAAAAGTTCTCTGAACTGAATGGCGCTCTTGATCAGGCGCGACAACAAGTCCAGGGATTTGGTGAAGTCTTAGCTATTAGGCCCGAAGGAAGAGCTAACGGCGGTATGGTTCGTTATTTCAACAAGGGCGGCTGGGGTTCGGGCGGCAGTCTCAATCCCCATTCTTCTGATACCGTAAACGCCAGAATTAACCCTAGTGAATTTGTTGTTGCGGCAGGACCTGCCCAAAGAAACAAAAAGCTTTTAGAGAAAATAAACGCCGGATATGCAGATGGTGGAACGGTTGAAGAAGCCAGAAATAATATTGCTAACGCACAAAAAAATATTGGAGCAGATACTACGGATATTATAAATCCTGTAAAAACTATGGAGGCTGCCGAGCAAGCTCGCAAAGTGGCTCGCGCAAATTCAGAAATTCTTTTCCTTCTTCAGCTCAGAAACATGAAGCCTGATGAGCGATTTAAATTTGTCAACAAGCAAAAAGATTGGATCAAATCTATTTCTGGCAAGGAAACAGATGAGCAACTTGGCATCAAGAACGCCCTAGCTCAATTAATGTCAATAGAAGATCAAAAAAATAAAACTTTAAATTTCCGAGACCTTGAAAGTTATCATGTTGGCAAAAGAAAAATGGGAATCGCAAAGGCGATAAAAACCCTACCGACTAAAATTGAAGTCGGCGTTTCGGAAATATATGAGGCAGTAAAGAAGTTTATCGAAGTAGGAAAAGAAGCTGAAATTTTCACAAATAATGTTAATGATAAATTTAAAATTGGAATTGGTTCTAGCTTGAATGACATAATTCAATCAGAGCCAGATTTGAAAAGGCATTTATTCCTTAATAATGTTGATCGTATGGCAAATACCTTAAACGAAGATGGAGCGTTAAAACTTTTGGGGGATATTGATCCTCTCCGCAGAGAATTTGAATCTCTTTGGACTGACACAAAAATATATGCTAAAACTGCAAAAGATTGGACATCAAGTGTCATTTTTGCAAATGACTATAACGAAATTGGAAACTTGCCTGTAATTGGCGAATTGCAAGAAAAAGAAAAACGAAAAATTGACACAAAAATACTTCAAAAATATTATCCTCCTGGAATTTTTGGTAAAATTTATGGCGACGCCCTTCAGCGTCTAGCAATTACTTCCCCGAATGAATTTTCTGGAGACATGGATGCGTGGGCCAAAAAAACAGATAGAACCAAAAAGCTTGGTTTAGATTTTGATTTTGAAAAAACGATTTCGGCCCTTATTGATAAGGCTCAAAATGATTTAGCAAATCAAAAAGCAGAAGGTCAAAAGCTTGCTAAAGCTAATGACTTGGTAAAAGGAATTCAGCAAGGTAGAATTGGTTCTTTGCAGACCCCAGAGCAAGGTATCGCTAAGATTTTTGAAGAGCGCAATAATGCTCAGTTTGGCCCTAAACAAGATATGGAGTTGATGAAGCTTCAGCTTATGGCCATGGAAGCCGATGCCTTTAATAAATTGAACCCTGCTGTTCAAACTAAGCTTTTGGAGATTAAAAGGCGTCGCATACTTGAAAATAAGTTGAGTCCTGCTGAACAAGCCCAAATGACTGCTATGGGGCTGGACAAGCTTATTAATTCCACCGAAGATGTAACGGGAGATGAAATTCGCGGTTACGCTGCAAACCGCAACAAAATGACCCTAATCCAAAGAGCAGCTCTAGATGTTCTAATGGGCAAAATTGCCGCTCAATCTCAAGGCAAATTTAATGAAGACCCAGACAGTTTGAGTTCAGCAGAGAAGGCAGCTTATCTCATTGCTGTGGACGCAGAAGGCCGATCAGCTGCCCTTGATGAAGTTAATGGCCGAAAAAATGCGATGACCTTAAATCGAATCGGGATGTGGATAACTTCCAACCCGGGCGCAATCAACAATATGCTAAAGAAATCTGAAGACAAAGGTCCTTTTGGTTATGCCAAAGACGCTGCTCTTCTTGAGATTCTAGCTAGTGCTTATGGTGCACCCACCACCTTACCAAAGGCCTCTGATGTATTTAAGGACAGAAGCCTAAAAAACAAAAAACAACTTGATGAAGCTGAAAAAGTTAAGCAAGATTTTTTGAGCCAAAAGGAAAATGCTATTGCTATTAGCCAAGCTGTTTTAGGGCCTGGTGTCGCAAACGGACTAATTGAAGCATTCAAATCTGGCAAAGGTCTTCTTGGATTTGCCTCTGGGGGTCTGGTGCCTGGTGTTGGTAATACTGACTCTGTCCGAGCCAATTTGCCGGTAGGCAGCTATGTTGTCCGCAAGTCTTCCGTTCAAAAATTGGGTGCTGACACCTTAGCTGCTCTTCCTCGCATGGCTAGGGGCGGGGTTGTTCCAGCCATGGTTATGCCTGGCGAACACATTTTCACGCCAAGCGAAGCTTCCAAGATTGGGAAAAACAATCTCGACCATATTAACTCTACCGGAAAATTACCAGGATATGCAGAAGGTGGCGATGTTGTCATCAACGGAGTCAAATACAATTTGGTTCCTGCTGGCGCTGCGAAGTGGGGCGGGAACCGAAATATTCAAATGGGGTTCCAACCGCAAACTGTTAAAAATACAGTCAATCCTTTAGCAAACAATAATAATGGCAATCTAAATGAACAACAGTTCCTCGCTATGGAAGCGATGAACCAAATGATTGGTGGCAATGGCGGAATCACGGGTGCCAAAGCTAAATTTTTCTCTCTTCGTGACGAACTAAAAAATCCAAGAAATAGAACCAAAGAAAAAATTGCTGAATTTCGACAACTATATGCAACTTTGACCAATCCGTTAGTTGCACAAATGGATGCGCAGCGTCAAATGCTTGGTGCTCAAGACGCATTCGCTTCTTTTCAGCAGGATCCAAAAGCCTTTATCGCTCGGTCGAAAGAACTTCGGGCGTTGGCGGCAAACACCAAAGCCTCAATGGAAGAACGTGTAGCAGCTAAAGAACAACTTAATCAAATGAACTATGCTGCTAGGTTCATTGATCCTCGCGCACTTAGAGGAGCGGCAGCAGCAGCCCAAAAAGATCAACAAATCAAACAGCAACAGCAATTTATTGCTGCCGGGAACGATCCATTGCAGGGTGGCCTGCTGCGTCTCAATCCCGCTCTTGCTAACGAAAATATGGCATCCGCTTCAAATCCAGTCGAAGCCCACAACGCAAGAGTTAGAGCTAACGGTCAAAATAAAGCCGAACCAAATCGTCAAGAGGCAGAAGCCAATCATCTTAAAAAGATGTTGGAAATTGCCCAAGAAAATTATCTAAAAACTGGCGATCCACGCTATCTCCAAGAAATTAACAAAATAAAAAATCCTGAAAAGGTTCGGGCTGAAGAAGAAGCTGAAGCCAAACGCAAGATGGATGACTATCGCGCCAAAAAACAAAGCGAAGAACATGGCAATGAAATAGCTCGTTGGCATGTGCGAGAAGGCATTGAGGACATTAGAGATCCAGGTGGAGTTAAGCGTGGAGCAGAAAAACTAAGGAAGTTTTACGCAGAGAAAGATAAGCAAAGGCAAGAGTTTGAAGGTCGGGTCTTTGCCCACGCCCCGACCTACGAAGAAAACATGCCAAAAATGCAGAAGGAATGGGATGAAAAGAATAAGGGATTTGTTGAAAATCGCCTGAAAGAACTTAATAGAGAAAGCAACGAGCGCCTCAATCGCAACCCAATACATGCTGCGATGTATGCTCGACTGGCAGATTCTCCTTATCTTGACAAAAAAGACATTGTTAAAAGAGCTACGGGCGGCATAGTGCCTGGCGTTGGGTCTGGAGATACCGTCCCCGCCTTGCTGGAGCCAGGCGAACTAGTCGTGCCCAAAAGACAGGTCCAGAAATTCGCCAACGGCGGCGTGGTGGGCGGCATCCAGGGATTCGCCAACGGAGGAATGGCACAGGGCGGGCCTGACCTTCTCGACGTCGCCGCCCGCTTCAACCAGGCTGCCACCCAGATCAGCCAGGGGCTGTCCGGCTTCTCCACCTCGGTTAGTACCTTCAACGGGGCCGTGGCCAACTTCGGCACCTTTGTGGACAAGTTCGACGAGGCGGTGGGCAAGATTCCAGGCCAGATCGAACTGTCTGGGGCGAACGACATCGTGGTCAACCTGATGGGCCAGGATTCCATCGTCAAGGCGGTCACCGAGGCTATCGGGCCGATGATCGCCCAGGCAATCCGGGATAGTCAGCCGGTTGAGCAGAGGGCGCAGTGATGAGTGTCTTCACGGGCAGGCTGGGGGACATACTCGCCACACCCGGGGGACTAGTCCTCGGGTTTGGCGGCGAGTCGCTTTCCTGGGAGTCGTTGAATCTGTTCCTGAAGGTCACCGAGATACCTTCGGGTGGGAATTCGCTGCCACTCCACACCCTTGGCGTATTTTCCGGCGTCGCCAACACGCTCCCCCTAGTCGTTAGTGGTAAGGCTTATGGCAAGGGGTTAAATTTATATATCTTGTGTAATAAATCTGATAGCCAACAAAACATGAATTTGTTTGTCGAAGGAGCCAACAAGAACCTTTCGGGTTCATTGTCTCTGGTGACAGTCAATAGTGCCACCGAATTGGTGGAAAACGCATTGCCGTTGATTTTGGAAGCCCCAGTCTTCGGCACCGGCTTGAATCTCGTGGTCTGGCGCACGCCTGAAGCCTTTTCCATGTTGCCGCTGACGGTGACCGGCTATGCCCAGGAAGCCAGTGCTGGCTGCGTATTGTATTTGGCTGGTCCGGCTGGAAGCAGCGGGTCGCTGGCCATGATCACGGCGGGTACTGGCGTGGGCACCGGTTCTCTTGATCTGACTATAGGAGGCAATTAATGCCAGTTCTTTACGGCCCGCAGGGGCAAGAAAAGGTTCTCGCCCCAGGACCCTTTGTCTCCATCTCCACCCAAATTGACCGGTTTGAAGATGGTCGCGTCAAGAAGTACTTATTCAATATCAGCCTCAAAGGGCGGATGCTGGCCTACAAGGGCGGGGTTCTTGCGAACACCAGCACGGCCGATTTGCTCAGTCAGGCCAACCAGCAACCGTCTGTGGTTACGCCAAACAGTCGTCAGGCCGAAATCCAAAAGAAAATAGGACAACTCAACGAGTTGTTTCGTCCCAAAAACCCGCTGAATCCGACCGAACGCGTCACCCTTCAGATCACCCCGTGGGACGCTTCGGGTTCCCTCTCCACGATCCTCTGCTATCCTCGCGTCAAATCGATCGATATCCCCGAGGGGCCGTTCACCGACTACTTCGAGTACACGATCAATCTGGAGGCCGACTACCTCAGGATCGGCACCAACACCATCGGCATGGACGCAGAAGACGATGTCGGCGTCGAAGAATCTTGGTCGATGGAGCCGGATGACAGCCTGCGGAAATACAAGCTGACTCATCAGGTCAGCGCCCAAGCGACGACACGATGGGTGGGTGGCACAACCAACCGGAACATGCGCGGCTTTGAGATTGCCCGGGCTGCGGTTCTGAAAAAGTTGGCGTCAGATACCGACCTTTCCGACAATGCCGCTCTCTCATCACCACCCTCCAGCAGAATCAAACTGAACGATCAACCAGCTGGACTCAGTTATTTCGGTCTTGGCGGGGCTTTGGCCAACGCCTTCAGCGAACAGCCTTCTGCTGGCCAAGACACGGTCAGGGCCTACGATGCCATCCGAACCGTCACGGTCGATGAGGCGGGCGGCAAGTTCAGCGTCAGCGAGTCCTGGACCATTGTTGATTTGGCGAAGGCAAACGCCGATCTGCTGGGGGCCTTGTCGGGCAACAATTACATCCCGGCTCTGGAAGAATTCAACATTAGCATCAAGGACTCGGCAGAATCCACGCTGAAGACGATTTCCATCGACGGCACCATCACCGCTTTGCGAACCAGCAGAACGGGGGCTTTTGAGCAGCCGGAAACCAAATATGTACACGCCAAAAGCAAATGGGATTTGCTGGCTGCCAACGAGTACAGATTGATCCGCGACCGAGTAATAGCGGTTTTGGGTTCCGAGTATTTGTCAAACAAACCAGCTCAAGTGACAATCGGCCACAACAAGGTGGCTGGCACGATCACTTACAATGTCGAATTCAACAACAAATACCGCCCACCTGTATTTGTTGACGCCAAGTTCTTTGAGGTTAGTTTTACGGACAATGGTGGCGGGCCACTTTTTGCCGCCATCGATGTCTTGGGGCGGGTCGATGGGGCCAACCCGCTTGGCAAGGGTCCTGTCTATCAGAATTTGATGAATATCACCAAGACAACTCGGGACATCACCATGGAAGTGGTAGTGGGCACGGTGAATCAAACGGATGGGCGTCCGGTCAAGCCGACCAGAGAACAGGCCTTCACGGCGCTTGCCCAACTCAACATCATCCCCAACACGGCCATCTATCCAAAGTTATTTGTTGAAAAAATAACCGATGGATTCAACTACACGACTGGCCGCTACAACTTCAGTGTGACCTATGCCTACGGAAAGTGACTTCCAATACCTTGTGCCGCAGATCACACACGGTTCCAACAACCGGACCCTGTTGGGCTTTTATGTCCAACAGGCTAGCAGCAGTGTCTCTTGGGGAGATAACGGAAGCTCTCTAAATATATCTCTTGTTAAAGAAAATTCTGACTTTAATTATTCTTACAATGATTTCCCGTGTCAGGTTGGCCACCCCCTACGATTTCGTTTGGGCGGTTATTTTTTTGGCGGCATTCTGTCCAAAGTCACCCAGAAAAAACAGGTTTCCGGTCTGGGCTACGATATCGTCGTGGTGGATCCGCGGGAAATCCTGCAAGCCACACAGGTCATCATTGGCCAGTATGTGGGGGCGATACCGGTAGGCGTCACTAATGTTATCAACGCCTATGGTTTCTGGGAGAATATTGGTTTTGGCTTTTCCGGTTCCGATGAAATTGGCATGCCGTGGATCACTTTTTTCAGGGCGGTGCTATCAATCTGCAATCAGCCCCTCACAACCCCATTCGGTGGGCCGATGCGGTGGGGTTTGCCGACACGCGAATTTCCAGACGGCGTCTACTACTCGTTGGATCTCAGCGAACTGCCGATCCCCGATCCCTATTATCGGATCGAAGGCAACTCGGTAGTCAGCCTGTACGATGTCATCAACAAGGTCTGCCAGGATGCTGGATTTGATTTTGTCGTTGAGTTGGTCGGCTACACGATCAAGATACGCGTCATAGACAGAAGGTTTGCGCCCAGCCTGGGGACTATCGGGGCGATCGTCAACCAGCCAGGCTCAAACGCCACCGCCATTGAGCACGGCATTGAGATGGCACAGGGTCACCAAACGGCAGCGATGCTGATCGGCGGCCCCTACGAGGGAATGTACGGGAAAGCAAACTACTGTTCTTTTTGGGGATATGACCAGAACAAGAACCCGATCCTGGGCCATCCCGGCTTCGTCATCCTGGCCCCCAAGCTGCCGGGCGAATCGCCCATTTCCTACCCCTGTGAGATGATGAACCTCTACGCACAGGGGGTCGAAGACATCATCGGCTCATCGTACTACTTCTGTTCGACACTTGAGCTTCAGTTCGCCATGGCTGGCATTGACAGCTGGATGGAGTATATCGAGAAATACCGTCCCGATGTCTTTTTCGCCATGACCGGCTTTGAAAGCACTCGCGGAAATCAGGTTCTTTTGAGCGGCGTCAACACGGGAAGTCTGGTCCAGACCAATCCGCAAGCCATCCTTGCTCGCGCTCTGGAAGCCACCTACGACAGATCGGAGGCGCGCCGTAGATTCTTCAGCTGGCTGTCCGGAGTGGCCAATCAGTATCTCGGCAAGGAATTTATCGTCAGTCTTGGTATTTCTGCGTCGACGCTCGACAGCAATGTGCCGTTCAAGGCCGACCTTCGTCCCAACATCCGCTACGAGTTCGACATCGCCAGGAGTGCCTTCATGGAGGCCGAGGGCGCACCCTTCGGCCTGAGTCCGCTTTCTTGCACCTATTTTTCTGATGACCAGAGTCGCTTTGAGCCTTTTGTCGTTTACAACTATCAACGGCTGATTCAGACTGGCGCCTCCATCGACAATCCGCAGGATGTGGTCATGGATTCGCTGGGCGCCTATGTCAAGGCGTCTTTGGGAGAGAAGATCGAGGAGATGTACTACCCCTCGTTCACCACGCCATACAGAACCAGCCAGTACATCGGTTATGTTCTTGCTGGCGCCGGGATGATTTATCTGGGTGGTCCGCTGGTCAGAATGACTGTCCAAACACCTATCTTCTCAAAGACACTAGATCCATCGGGGGATCACAGCGTCATCAGCAGACTTCTGGGGACACCAGCAG